ACCTTTAGGAAGCTTAGAAAACTGAGAAGAGATATCCTCCGTGAGTTTGTTTAACATTTGGGGTCCGAAAGAATACAGGGATATAGGATTTGACCTAAGCTTTTCCAAACCCTCAGGAGTTATATGAGGCCCTACACTATGAAGCTTCACCGCTTTAGTAATACTTTCTGGAAGTTGGGCCTCTCCAAGTCTTTTTGGAACCTCTTCTTTGCCTAGGACACTTTCTGACCTAGGCTCAGAAAGTTCTTGCCCTGATGGTTCTTGCACTAAAGCTTCTCTGTTGGTTATAATATTAAGCGCTGCTTGTCTATTTGATTGATATTGCTGGATTGCCTCCTCATGTAGTTTTGGAGACATACGTAAAACATAATCTTCATTACGTAAGTGAGGATAGAGCTTTACACCTATCTTTTCTTCTAAGTCCAAGGCTGCCTCAGCAGCCTCATTAAAGGAACCAAACTTGCGTTTCATTACGTCCTGAACTTCGGATTGAAGTTCAGAAGCTACTGGCTTCTCTTTCTGAGGAGGAATTTTTAGAATCGGAGGAGCTGGAGTAACCCAATCAGGTGTAGGAGGTTTTAATAGTGTTCGCTTTGGTTCCTCAGGAGTAGGTTGAACTTCTTCAAAAGGCGCTGTAGGTTCTCCTGGAGGTGCTGTAGGTTCCTGAGGCTTTTCTGCGATATCCTCAGGAGTTACTATTTGAGCAGGGGATTTTGGGTGAACCATCTTTCGGGCTTTGATTCCAAGGGCAGTAAGCAATCCTCCAAGGATAGCCCCAGCCAGGCCTCCGGCTCCTCCAGCTTCTTTTATTCCATTAAAAAGACTAACTGCCTCTTTGTAGTCCTGGATGGCTATTGCATTAGCTCCTATTTCCTGGACTATTTCTTGAACTGCTTCATCTGTAAACCCAAACAAAGTTCCAGCTGTCCGGGGATGCTTAGCGGCTGTTTCTACGGCTTTGTTCCAGACTCTTTGATAAAGTTGTTTAGCTACTTCGGGGCTTTTCTTAGCTACGGGTTTGACAAGTGCTTTTGTTACTCCAGTAAGAAGTTTGAGTCCTGCCAAATCAATAAGCCCAAGATACTTTGCTTTCGTTGCTGCGTCTACTGCAATTTCCTCGGGAATGCCTTGCTGGATTCCTCGTTCCAACATACTAACACCTTCAGCTGACATCATAGGAATTGCCGCAACACTAAGTCCTACAGGTCCTCCCCCAAATGCTACGAAGGGAAGTGCCCCAAGTGACTGTCCTACACCTTTCATGGCAGCGTAAGGAATACTTTCTTGTATATCAGGTTTTATGGAAGTTTGTCCACTTACATAACCCAGATCTTCAGATCCTAATGCCGCAGCAAAAGGTATCTTACCTTCTTGGCTTTGTTTGTAGAATTTATATGCATAGCTTTCTTGGATTGGAGTCTTTAGATACTCCTTAGCAGCTTCTTTCTGCTCGGGTGAAGGTAAAGGCTCTGTTATAGCTGTAAAGCTAGGGGCTTTGCCATAGTATCCTTTAGCAAAAGGCGTACCTTCCTCAAGCCCAGTCGGCAATTCAGAAATGCGTTTTGCTTTAGATTTTTGTTCTATTTCTATCTGGAGTGGTATACTAGCAAGAGATTCTTGTGCCCCATGAATAGGAGCAACAGCTAGTGATTTAATCCAATCCCCTGTAGTTGTAGGCCTAAATACTCGGTCAAACTTCTCAAAGGGAATATCAGAATAACTTTTCTTGTGTATCCCCAGAGATATTTGCTCATCCGTAAGGTCGTTGTATTGAGGATTTTGCTTACGAAATTCAGATATATTTATCATATACACAAACCTTTTATTTAATTAAATGCCTGATACCTAATGGATCATTGTCTTCAGTAACCTGGGGAGTTTCTTCTTGCTTATTACCTAGCTCAGACTTCCAGTTACTTCCAAAAATCGAAGACATTTTTTCATCTAAGATAGTGTCTAAAGGCACCTTACGTTTAAGTGCCTCTATATGATTTGGTGACCCAGGAGAAGAGGATTTTAGAAGAGTCTGATACATATCCTCAATTGCTTTCTTTCTGTGAGTAGCTTGAGCCACAGCAGCCTTAGCATAATCAGGCAGCGCAATAAAATCCTCTACTGAAATATCTGTTCCTTCAAAGAGTTTTTTACCAAAAGCTTTAAGAGCCAGTTCTTCTCGCTGCTGTTTTTTACGAGCCAGCTCAGACTGAATTCTTGTATGTTCTTCTTGGGCTCGGCGAGAACCTTCTAAAGACTCCGCAATACGAGCTTGCGAAGCATAATATTTTTCTTTTGCTTGAAGTTCTTCCATATCCGTAATAAACTTCAGGGCATCTTTACCAGTAACTGTTACCGGAACCCCAAAAGCATTTATAGTAACTGGCTTAGTTGTTTCAAGTTCTCTTTCAGTAACAGCAGCTTGCATTCCCAACCCACGAATAACTGCTGCTTTATGTGCTCTTTCATACGGAGCATTTTCCTCTATTATTGCCTGCTGACTAGCCGCAGCTATTTGTTCGGGAGTAAGCCCGAGATTGCTTGCACCTGGGGTCTGCTGAGGCACCGGCATAGTTGGTATCATCCCAGACGCCGGAGAACTGGGACTACCTTCGAAAGGGACTGTACCTAAAGCAGAACTCGGGGACTGTAAATACCTATTTAATTCTTCTTGATTTGCTGGAACTCCCTGAGGAGGAGTAATACCATACTTCTTAAAATCTTCTGCTGTAGGTGTTCCCTGTTGCCATTGAGGTGTAGTCTGTGGTGGAAACAGGGGAGTAGGATTAACTGGCGCAGGTACTTGTCCAGGTTGCCCCATAGGCTGTTGTGGAGCTTGTCCAGCTGCTCTTTGTGCCTCTAGCACCTCTGCCTTTCGATTTTGTTCAGGAGATGCAGCCTTCCAAGTAATATTCTTACTTCCATCTGGCTTGATTGTTTCATTATACCCCACTAAAGAATTTCTTGGATCTCCCAACATAGCAACAGCACTTGTTCCCAGTTGCTGTCTTTTTATTTGGTCTTCGACAGCCTTATTGTATATCTGTCCCTGTATTACAGGACCATAAGTTTCTGCTGCTTGCCTTCCAAAAGTTCCTTCAGGAGACAAGGCACCACCAAACTGCAATAAACCATGCTGAAAACTAGGATCTTTTAAAGCTTCCCACCATGCCATAAGTCTTCCCCTTTAAGTTGATTGCCTAGGACACTTTTTGACCTAGGCAATCTTAATTTCTACGAACCAAGCAAACCCCCAACAAAACCTAAAATCCCACCAACTCCAGCGCCTATAGGATTTCCTGCTGTCATTGCAGCACCCATAGCAACACCACTCATGGCACCGCCAATAGATGACATTGTTTTGTTATGTGTAGGTATTTTTGCAGCTGCTGCTCCTGCTATAGCAGCAATAAGTCTACCACCATGATTAAATACCTCGAGATCCCACAGAGCATCTTGTTCTTCAAAATGCACGTCCTGGTCTTGTTGTTCCTTTTTTGCAACTATTTTTATTCTGGCGTATTCTATAGCTATCTGAGAGGCCATCCGTAAGAAGGACTCTTTTGCTGCAAATACTCTAAGCTGAAAATCAGCTGCCTGGAGAATTATATCTGCCCTACGATTATAATTTTGAAGATACAACTCAGCAGCAAACCTAGCTACGTTTCTTTCTTTTTCAGCTTCCAAAAGAGCCCTACCTACAACAAAAGCACTACTCATTACAGCATTAATGTCTTGCATTCCTCGATCAAAGCGAGGATAAGTTTTAGATACTAGATCAGCATCTAATTGAGAACTATAGGCATTTATGAGATCGTTTAGTTTGCTGGTTGAATCTGTGTTCATTAGGTAGGTATCTACAAAGGTAGTGGCTGTTTTCAGGGGAGTAAGAGCTGTAGCATACTCGGTTAGAGGATCAAGGTTAGTATAGAGCTCTATTTGGCTTAACGCATCCGCCAGAGCAATATCAGGATTATATGCTGAAAAACCAGTAAAAGGACTTGCTCCAAGTGCTGCATTCATGACATCAACTATACTTACTTCAACTTTATCCACCGGATCAGTTCCACCAGGAGCAATACTAGCTAACCAATCCATATGAACATTTTGAAGATACTGAGGATATTCTACCTTACCAGATCCTTGTCCACCTCCCCCAAAAGAACAATAATCTATTCCACGAATAGCATAAGGCTTACCAAAACTAAACTCACCCATATTAGGAAGCATTAGTACCCTCCCCTAAGAAATATTCATAACTCCGTAAGTAAAAGTATCAAATTTTCCTAAACGATTTATTATTGCTAGAATCTCATCAGACTGAGTATAAAAAGATAACTTCTGGCAGTTGTTAGATTTAGCAAAAAGAATAAGTTTGTTCAGGCCAAATTCCCATGCTTTAGAAGACACAGGCCTAAATCCATACACACAATATATAAGTAGGCTTTTTGTACCACTACAATCATCCCTAGTAACTGTAGTAATAACTATACCTATTAATGTTCGATTATCATTTAACATAACCCAAACTTGCATCTTACTCGAAATAAGCTGTTTAAGTACATACAACACAAAATCATCTGCACCATCCATTATCGGAGGTGCTGAAGCAAGCAAAGCTTCCTTAATCACTTCCCAATGCTCACTAATCTGATTCGGCTGAAGCCTTAGCAAGACCATACATTCCCCTAATAGCTCTTTTGTCAGTTAACTTCCACCTAATATACCCACTATCCAATTGTATGTCTGGATCAGAACTTCGTATAACAAGTCTAAACTCAACTCCACTAACATGTGGACTTACTCTTCCACTTGGCCCTACTCTTTTATAAGAACTTAGCCTAAATTCATCTTGTTTGTTGTTTCTCCAATATAAAGCCACCTCAGCATTACCACTAGAACCAAGTAAAACTTCCGTGATTGTTTTTATTGTTCTTATATTTAGGTCAAAACTATTCGAAACAAACAACCTATCATTAGATAAGTTTTCTTGTTTCACACACACAAAAGCCCCATCAGTAAAAACCCCAGTTCTAACTAATTGTGAAATTTCATATAGTTGGTTATCCGAAAAAACATAACAATTTGTATCACCAGCAATATAAAAATCCCCTCTATTCTGGTCATAGGATATTGTTATATTTTCTCCTAACATAGGTTCAAAGAACTCCTGATATCCTAGGCGTTCTATTCCCTTCGCAGTTATTCTTCTAAGGTATCCCCTCTCATCAACAAACAAATGAACATTTTCATCACCGCCAACCGCTCCTTTCCCGGCAATTCCGTAGTATGTAAGTAACTCCATACCGTACGTCGAAGCTGGCGAAGAGACAGGGTACAATGAGGTAATTCCTTGGTCCCCGTAAACAAGCATTGTCTGCTGATCCATCCCGAGGGAGTTTTTACTTGTTGTAAGTATTCGCAGGGCGTATACTTGTCCTTGCCACGGCATTGGGATATAACCTGCGGTATTCTCACCATCGAGGCTAAAGTCTTGTACACCGATTTTACTCCACTCTACCCAATTGGGGCCTTTATCAGTATTAGCTATAAACAACTGTCCCCTAAAATTACACAAAACTTTGCAATTAGGTATTTCATCCTCAGGAGCAAAATAGTAGTCACCACTAGATATATCTACTCTTATATTCAAATTACCATTATTAAATACCACATAAGGACCAAAATCAGCAAAACTCCAATGTTCTGCCGAATAAAACCAAGTAGTAAGAGGAACCAAAGAATAATCAGGCATAACCTTATAAATATAATGCCTGGCACACAGATACGTATCCTTACGTCCCTTAAACAGTTGTGGGAGATTCTCATCTATTTTTACGAGAGGCCTAGGGAATGGATCAATAAGACTTTTTTGCCCTTCCATACGAAATTCGGAAGGCTTAAGATTCATACAAGTAACACAGCCAGGATTATTTAAGCTATTTAGTTTGTCAGTTCTTAGCCCAAACCTAAACAACTGAGTTATTGGCGTCTCGAATTCCTTCATCAGCTATCCTCTCAATAGTAGAAATAAGATGCGTCTCAACATCAGCATATTTCCTATCTGGAGCAAACAATATTCCTAACGCAATATTGCTTACTTCAATGTTATCTATATACACAACAAGCTGGTCTAACTCAAATACTTCTATATTCGGGGTACTTATCGTTGTCTCCCCAGTTAACGAAATTATCTGGTATTCTCCTTTTACGTCATTCAAAAACTCCAAGCGAAGCTTAGGTTTCTTGTCTCCTAGCTTACTTACCCTACAGGCTAATCTTTTAATAGTTCCCGAACACGGAAAAAAAGAAGAACACAAAAACCCAGATTCAGCTGGCTTATCTATAATCCAACTCATAGGTATAGGAGGCATTACACTACTCATAGTTTTATGCATCCTACGATTAAGCCTATTCAAAACCATTTCAACATCACTTAATGAATCTATCTTAAACCTAGGTTTAGGTTCAACAGTCATAACTATCCCTCCATTTGATTTATATCAAATGATTCTTCCTCCACAACATCCTTGTCAATATCAGCAAGGGCTATCTCTAAGGCTTCTAACCAATCCCTAGCTCCCTCTCTATTCCTATTAAACACTTCTAACTGATATAACGCTCCCAAAAGCAATATCTCAGGATGTACCATACTCCAGTAAGTTTCATCCTCATCCGCAGTAAGTTCTGCATTCTCAAATAACCCAGTAACTTCTATAACTATCTCCTGATCTGTTGGCGGATACACCAGTACCCCATCAAAAACCTCACTACCACTCATAGCTAAAACATCAAAAAACCCAAGATACTGTTCCCACTGAGACAAAATAGGCTTATCCGGATACATCCTCAACAAAACAGGAGTAAAATACAAAGGACTTCCACTATCCACTGCTTTATTCATAGCAGGAAACTTTGTTCTAAATTCAGTATAAGATAGTTTTTTAAGCCTTGTTCTTACTTGTTCTTCCGGAAAGTGAGCCCATACCTCTCCAATAGCCCTACATCCCCTAAAAGACACCCCAGCTTCCCCAACAGAGAGCTTCTTAAAAAACCTTCCTATACTCTTCTTTACATTGATCTTTCTTTCAATAAACTTCTGTCCAGCATTAATATAAAAATCAGCCCCATTATCCTGCCAATCAACTTCATCCACTACTAAATCATATCTTCCACTCTTTTCAACAAAATGGCGTCTTACAGTAAGTAGATTCATAAGCAGGGCCTTTTACTTGATTGCCTAGGACACTTTTTGACCTAGGCAATCAAGTTAAAAATATTTAGGAGTCATACCCAAAACCATTAAGCAACATGAGCGTAGAAGCATGATGTACTTCCAGCCCACACTCAGTCAAAAATCCCTCTTTAATTCCATCGATATTAACCCACGAACCTTCTTTCAAACTTGAATCCGCCTGAAAGTAGGTGTCATCAATATAATTATACCTGATGTTCGCCGGGTCAATCAACAACATACTATATCGATTTGAGGGTTCAAAACTAAACAATGGGTGGATATACATATCTATCGACCCAAACGGAGTAACCCATTCCGTAATTTTAATACCATATGAAACAGTCTTTGGCGTAAACTGGAACTGTCCTCGCTGCTCTACATACTTATTCAGAGCAAGCATAGTACCACTTCCAACGTAGGCTGTACGGTTCTTGCTACCGTACCTAAAGCACACCTCCAACCATTTGTTCAGCCATTCTCCACCGGCCTGCATCCAGGTAAATCCGTCAAAATCCGAGTCAGTCCGATAATCGCTTCTATTTGCAGAAGGGACAAAACTACAAACTCCACCAGTAGTTCGTTCAGGCTGTCCATTTTCTCCAGTAAATTCTGTCATAATACCCCACAAGAACGCCTTTTCCATTTCTATTCCATGACGTTCCAGACAATCTCTCTTAGCCTCCTGGTAAGCGGATGACCCATAACGAACTTTAGTCCTCATACGAGTTCTGGTAAGACTCAATGAAGTCCTAAAAATCTGGGTGTAGTTATACTTTTTGTCAGGGTCGTATGCGATACTATCAGGCATTTGGCTGCCTTCAGGATTAATGTTACCAATAATCAAAATCCTGTCGCAATCACTCAAGTCATTCCCTACACCATTATCATCAGCCTCAAGAAGCTTAACCGCTATAGTTGAGGTTGTGCCGTTCTTAGTTACTGACAGGACTTTTGCGTTAACATCCACAGTAAGGTTACTACTAACCCTCAAAAGAACCTGGTGCCCCTGCCTAAATTCACTTACTCCCGTGGTTTCCTCAGTAGCCGTAATATACAATACCTGCCCAGCTACCCCACCATTCACGTAATCAGTTCCAGCCTGGTCAGACTTAACAGCAGTTACAGTTGCCGCCTGGGGAGGCAACCCCTTCTCAAACCAATGAAACTGTGGGTCAGTAACCATACTTGAAGGCATCAAAGCAGTAAGTGCAGTAAGAGAAACAGATCCGTTAGGGTACATCCTAAGAATCTTTTCCCTCCACGACTTGGGCCTAAAATCGCTATCTGCATGACTTGCCGAAGAACGCATATTCAAAAAAGCTTGCATATGATTTACTCCTATTTTAGTTGATTCCCTAGGTCAAAGTTTGACCTGGGCAAAGACTTAGTTTATATCAGACCAAGTACCATAAACTCCAATCGCTGTCCAACTGTTTGTATCTACAGCAAGCAAAGTTATGGTATCCCCAATAGCAGAACTACGAATAGCTTCTCCCGCATTATTCGTAAGACCAAGGATAGTATCAGTATTATCGGGGTTAATATCCAAATTCTGCCCAGCAAGAACTACAAAAGTAACTTTCTTCCCAAGCATGCTTGTGGCAGTTGGAAGATTATAAACCAAACCTCCACTTGCATCTTTGTTTGTGTAGACTCCCCCGGAACTACTCGTAGTCAAGGTTACAGGAGAATCCCCCTCAGTCTTAGCAGTAATAGGTGCTACATCCAACACCAAAGTACCACTAAGATTAGGAAGAGTTATGGTCCTATCTGCCGTAGGGTCAGTAGGAGTTAGAGTTATTTCATTCCCATCAGCCTTTACTCCTTCAAACACAATGCCATTAGAAGCAAGCCAAACGCTATTTGCTGCATCTGCTGCATTAGTCGAAAGAGTAGACAAAACAACTGTGCCAGAACTATTAGGAAGAGTAATAGTTCTATCAGCCGTGGGATCCACTACAGTCATACTTGTTTCGTAGTTGTTTGCTGTAGCTCCCTCAAAAACCAATGAATTACTTGCACCGTAAACGCTGTTCGCTGCATCCGGAGCGTTCGTCGAAAGAGTCGAAAGCATTATGGTGCCTGATGCGTTTGGGAGTGTTGCAGTCCTATTAGCAGTAGGATCTTCAACAGCCAGAAGGGTTACAAAATTATCTGCCGTGGCTCCTTCAAATTCAACACCTGTCGTAAAGGACGTACCAGTCAGAAGATTTGTCTCACTTCCAGAACTATCCTTAAACATCAGAGTAGTTGTATTTGCCACATCTTTGACATACAACCTTCCCCTATCAGTAGCAGGATTATCTGGAGCAGAAATCTCTCCCAAATCAAAATATCCACTGGTAAGTTTAATGTTTTTTCCTGAAGCATAGTTATGGGTATTTCCTGATACATCTATTCCAGCTTTCAAGAAATCTCCCAAATAATTAGCCCATACAGGAGTACTAACAAAAATAGCACATAACACAAAACCAAAAATTTGTTTTTTGTTAAGCATTAACATCCCTCCTATTAGGTATACATATCACTAATTACCCACCATCTTTTACCGTCACTGAACAACAGAACCCTATCCAGATCAGCATTAAGGGATATATTACCAGGCCAATCGTGACTAGGAGCCAGCGTAGAATCATAAACAGTTACAGTCTTAGTTGCGCCAGTAAGAGCAATAATAGAGTAAAAACGCCCCTTTGCTGAGGCAACAGGAGGCATATATATACCCAAAGTACCTAAGGCACTATTTACCTCTATTACTTGTTCATACGGAGCCAGTACCCGAGTGTCAGCATCACCAGCCGTCGTGGTAATGTAAACAACCTGATCTACCTGTGAAGCAGTTCTTTCGACAATTTTGTGTTCGATCATTTTAGGCACTCCATTCGTAAGTAGTTAAAAATCAGGCATACTAGCAATTTCAAGTTCCAACGCTGAGAGCTTTTCTTTTGCTGGTTTGTTACGGGTACTTTTTTGACCCGCAGCAAACTTAGGTTTCTCTACTCTTGCTCTCTGAGAAGTCTTCAACATTGGAAGACGTTCCCTTGCTATCTTCGCCGTTTCGGCGAAAACTTGTTCAAACCCCCAATCAGGATGAGCACTTTCTATCTGCTGTGCACAGTACTGCACAAAATCCCTGTACTTAGATAAGTCAGGATTGTCCCTATAAAACTTTTGTGCAGCTTCCATAACCATAGCCTGTTGAGCAATAACAGGTTGTACTACCTGAGGAAGACTTCTCAAGCTATGTTCAATTGCATCCGTCTTTGCTTTTACATAAACACGTTTGAACAAACTCAACATTTTCTCAGGATCTTCAAAGGCCTCAGTCATTTCCTTAGAAGAAATCAATTCTTCTATAGTCTCTGCTACCTGATCCTGAGTAGCTACAGCAGAAGTTTTTTCCTCACTCAACTTTTTTTGTGATGCCTCTAAACCCATAGCACGTCGAGAAAGTTCATTAATGAAAGATAAATCGTAATCTGTCCCCTCTTCCGACGAGGATTCATCTTTATCTTTCTTATCTGGTTCTTCCTCAGCAACAACCTTATTTGTAATTTCTTCTTCATCTAGTTTAGTTTCTTCTGTGTCCTCCGAAGAGGTATCAGTATCATCAAATACTTCATCTTCTTTTTCTGTTTCATCTTTACTTTCTTCTCCTTCATCTTTACTTTCTTTTCTTTCATACTCAGTAAGATTCAAAGAAGAATCCATTTCCTCTATATCTTTTATAACTTGTTCTTCCCTTCTTTTGATTTCTTCCAAGTAATCCAAATTTTGGTCTGACATAAAAACCTCTCATAGTTAGGGGATTAGTTATGATTCCCTAGGACACTTTTTGACCTAGGCAATGACTTAAAATATCCAAGCAGTTCTCGCTACCTCTATCCATACACCATCAGTTTCCGTCTCAGGCACACCTCCAAAGTTTGCTAAAATTATCCAATCATCCAAAGATAGATTATAATCTATCCCACCATTAAGTTTAATCTTGTTTGCGTTGTGTTTTATGGTTACGTTTCCATTTGCCGCTCTAATTAACATAAGCTCGCCTGCTCTACCATTAGAGATAGACTCCAAATCAACAGCAACAGAAGCACCCAGGTAAGTAATAGTCAGCAATCCCTCTAAAGCCTCAAACGAAGTTTCACCTTCTGATATAGTTACGTCCTGATAGCTGGCGATAGCTCCTATCGTAGCTACAGCAGCCTCAAGGTTGTTTACTGCTTCCCTAGTCTCCCTGATTATTGCAGGAAGATCAGAACCAAACGTACTTCCAGTTGGAATGCTAGGATTCAATGTCATTAAATTGCTCCCTTATTTCAGCTAAAAGCAATGAGTCGTCTTCTATGGTAGTAATAAAAGTCCTGAGTTCGCTTATAGCCCCACGAATTAAATCATCTGACATTTGCTGCTCACGCAGCGCAGAAGGAAGTTCTAGTATATCCCTCAAATCTTCTATCCGCTCAGAGATAAGATTCTTCATATCTTTCCATAATGCAGAAGAATGAATAAACTCATACCAAACTTCAGGACCTGCCAAAAAAGTCATAACAAGAATCCCCTTAAAAGTTATGGTTGACAAGCACAGGAGTTACACGTAGAAATAGAGTGCCATATCCACAAACCAGGGCGTCTATATCTAAGTTCTCCTATAGCTGTAGTACCTCCAATAGTAAGATATTTTCCAGCTCCGCAAACAGTTCTATTACCATCTGCAGCGGCAAAATCTATCTGTTCATCATCCGCAGGATCCAGGCGAATATCATAATTAGCTTGCTGACCGACCAGAAGATTAAATCCATACAAAGCAGGACGAGGCAAAGTTAATGTAATTGGTTCTGTTGCACCAGTGTTTGTTACAGATGAGCCACTAAATCCTGCATCAATAGAACTACTAGCAGTAAAAGACAGGTGAGTAGGGTTATCTATAACAGTATCTGTTGCAGAATGCTTTGTGATACGACCAGTAAAAGTGCCAATATAAGTTTGGGGTCCAAATACATTATACCCAGATACCGATTCAGCACTTATAGCATATCTACTAGTAACCCCTGTGTTGATAAAAACATTATTATGAACAGAGTTATACCCTTCATGGTTATTTAAATCCATAAAGATATATCCGCAGTCTATTAATGTATTATTTGACATAGCTATCTGCTGAGCACCAGCCCAACGTACACAGGAACTAGAGCTATTTTTGATGATATTATTAGATATGTTGTTGTACTTAGAATTTCCATCTGTTCCTTGCAACAACAAACCAACCAACCCACCATCAATATAATTTCCTACAAACTGAATTCCCTCAGTGTTCGATACAATTTTCACCGCATGGTTAGTTGCTCCTACACATGAATTACCTGTCCAAACACTACCAGCACCACGAACATCAAAACAATATAGGTTTGAGTAAGTATCCCCAGAAATAATAGAATTACCTGATACCGTGCAGTTATTTGCTCTCTGTTCTGAGGAAGGCTCAAAGTCTACTCCTGTCTGATGCCAGTCCTGAATAAAATTATCTGCTATAATAGCTCCAGAAGCATTAATAATAGAAATACCATTTCTTCCTACAGTCTGTATGTGGAGGTTAGATAACCTTACTCCGTAGTTGTAGTTGCTTCCAAACCCACCAACATAAACACCATCCCCACCACTAACTCCACCACCTTCTGGTCTATTAGCAGTTATGTTTTTTATTCTAATGTTGTCCACTCGATTGTTGTAGGTAGACTGCGTATCGCACATTATACGCACACCATTCATTCTCAGATCAGTGGCAGTCGAGTTACCATCTAAAGTACCTCCACCATTAATCAGGGTATCAGACATACCAGTATAAATAAGAGCATAAGGCTCCGGTACTACTCCAGTAGAGCGTATAGTAGCGGCATTTGCTATTTCTATGTGTGTCTTATCATAGACAACTACCATACCATTAGTCAGATAAACACCACCAGAAAATAAGATTCTTCCTCCCTCAGGAATCGAAGCAAGTGCCTGAGCCATATAAGTAGTATTATCTGTCGTTCCGTCTCCTACTGCTCCCCACCATTCCGGATACACAGGATTAGCTGCATCCGCTCTAGCAAACTGCACACCATTACCTGAGAATGTCTGATACGGCCCAGCAGAATAACAACCCAAAGTCAAAGAACCCATAACCAAAGAAATAACAGAATTCTTTTCAGACTCTATACACGTATTCTCATCCAACAGTATAGCACCTGAAAGTGATTCTGCCTTATCTATTATGCACTTTGCTTTTATTCCACTAAGAGTTCCTAAAGCCTGTGTAAGATTATTAAACCAAGATGAACGAATCTTAGCTCCATTACTAAAAGTAACACTTCCAGCCCCATCAAAAATCTGATACGACCCAGCTTCCACAGGACCAGCAATAGCTACACTTACTCCCCCAGAAACATCAAGCATACCACCACTAGTGAATTTAAGAATAACATTACTAGGTACTTCCACATTTCCACTGATTCCTTGGGTTGACGAAATCTCAAGAACTCTTACATCTGTGTCTATATCATCCAGCGCCTTTGCAAAACTTGGCCACCAATTGGCTTGTAGTGGCTGACGAGCAGACAAACTAACTGCACCATCTCCATAAAACACCTGATTGTTAGGAGCACTAAAATATCCATCAATAACTAATTCTTTACCTGCATTTATTGTTATGGTTCCTCCGCCTCGTATTCTCAGATTTATAGAGTCTAGCAAGGAAATATTATTAGCTACAACCAAATCAGAAGATATTTCTACCTCAGCTTTTGTTGCCCCTAGAATACTTACTACTTCATCTAACCCACCAAACCATTCTACTGCAAGGGCTTGCTTAGGTGGAACTACTGTTCCAGGCCCCACAAAAATCAAGTGATTTCCAGCAGTAATAGGCCCCAGCAAGGTCAAAGTCTTACCAGAAGCTACAGTAAATTTACCCCCGCCCAAAAACCACACATGAACATTAGAACCTATCTCCACATCAGACGACACACTAACATTACCCACAACCAACAAAGTCTTATTACTTGCTCCTATAGCAGTTAAAGCGCTTGAAAGAGATGAATATCCTCTAACATCATACCAAGGAGCACCTTTAACAACAATATCAGGAGTAATATTAAACCCCATAACCCCAAAACAAATTACCAAAATTCCTACAAACTTAATCCAATGTTTTCGTATCTTCATACCTATGTTCATATTCATATTTTTTCTTTCCTTCCCTAGGTCAAAAAGTGTCCTAGGCAAACTTAGTTTCTACCCCATACTAACTTCTTCCTGATTAGGCATTGGAACTAAATTTCCTTCTTGTACTTGCTGTTGTACCTGCTCAGTGGGCATTTGTTTTAGTTCAAAGTCAGAAATATTCTTGGCTCCTAGATTACGAGCGATGTACTTAAATAGTTTGAAGATATCTATTCTTCCTGCTGCAAAATCACTTTGAATAATACTTTGAAATATTTGAACCCACGCCTGGCTAAAATTACCTCCTGGAACACTCCCGTCCTTAACTAATACATCATAGTCAATAATAAGGTCGTAAGGTGTAATATGTATACGTCCATTCTGGATTTTATTTCCTAGCATAGAAACTAGTTCTTTCTCGGTCTCACCAGTTATTTTTAGATACACATCCTGACTCATCAACTGTTGAGTATGTGATGCATACATATATCCAAGGTCCTGCATTGCCTGGAGACCTATTACTCTAGCTATACGCTCAAGTCGATTCAAGGCTGAACCCTGGGTTCCTTCGAACTCAGTTGCTGTACGTCTTTCAGAACCAGGACGCATAACACCCATCAGATTATGTGTAGCAGCACTCACACGCTCCATAATGTCAATAATATTTCTAGCGTCGTTTATGTTATTTGCAGTTACGTCGGTCACTTTTAGCTGCTGTACAACGTCAGATACCCCCTTTCCCCATGCACTACGCCTCAGTCTTATAAGCTTTCCTGGTTGGGGATCACGTAAATCGTTCATATTAACAAGAAAAGGATCTACTATAAGCATGTCATTTAAGGCTTTTCTTGCATTAGCCTGATGTGAATTAAACATAAAGTTAAGTGAGGTTTGAAGCCCGTCCACTAATTCAAGCCTAGAAATAGGTGTAGAGGTTCTGCCGTCAAAGTCAGGAGCACAGACACAGATAGGAAACATATCATGGTTGAGACCAAGTGGACGGGCTTCTATAATAACTGAGTCAGCTGCAAGGCAAAAATACCATTTTTCAGGATATTCTCCGTCAGGATTAAATTCACCACCTTTAAGGTTATAGTCTTTTGGAATCAGTTTAACATACATATGAATAAGATCAACAGGCTTTGCTATAGACTCACTTATAGCAAACCTATCTGTCCCGCCGTACCTCGATCCTCTTGCAGAATCATCATTCTTAAACAAAGCACTACGTCGACTTGAAATTTCTTTCAAGTACTTCACATTAAAAACATCCTCATCTCTTCTCTCCCTATTAAGAAGCTCCATAAGCGGAACTGTCTCTACCCACCCAACAAACTCACCCTTCTGTACTTCATGCACACCATAGTTAGGGTCAGGAAGATACCTATAAGGATCAATGTTTTCAAGGTCATTTCCTTCAAACAACAAAGCTTCTTTCATTTGTCGCACAGGCTTTTTACCTACATTAAGTCCAAACAAAGAAAACAAAGGCTCTTCGTATACTTCTGTCTTGTAGCCCCACTTTTCTTTCCAAACAGGTGCTACTACACCTAACCCATATGCAAGAGAATCCCGCCACATAGTATGCAAAGGCAGAGCTATTTTCATCTGCTGACATTGAGTATTTATGCACATCTCAAGAAGCATAGCACCTATAATATCTTCGGGTCCAGTACCTTCATATCTAAACACAGGTTCTTGAGCAAAGGCAGCCAATAGATAAGTAAGAATAGTCTCAAGTGTAGCATAGCTATAAGGAATAACTATAGACACAGGTTTACGTGAGTCATTACTTAAGACCTCTGTTTCTTCCTCATCCGCCGGAATAAATGCCGTCAAACTTTCATCGATCTTATTCCAACTATCAAACCTTCTCTGTATAACCCTATAACTCTCATTCGCATAATCAAAAACCAGGCGTTTTAGTTTTTCATGTGTCGGGGATCCTGGTTTTAAATTTAGTCCTTCTGGGTACACATAATTATGCTCTGAACGAGGAATAACTGTTTGCATATTGGAATAAGGAGAACCTGTGATATTTATCGGCATTTTAACCTCGCTAACCTAAGCCAGTTTAAATAATGACCCTTGCTGGACCCCAAAATTACTAGATGTGCTTGCTCCACTCCACTTAGCAGTAATAGCTAAAGCCAAAGAACCCGAAGTATTACGTGAGCCACTACCGTAAGAAGTCGTAGAACTAATAAGTATAATATTACCAGAAGCATTGGTACCCAAATTTCCATTTAATTGTCCGAATACTGAGGCAGATGCTCCAGAAGTTCTAAAAGTAACAGTTCCATCAATCTCAAAACCCTGATAACCAGCTACCTTAGGAGAAACAGTAGCATAACACAAGGTAGTTCCACCAACCTTCAGATAGATAGTTAAAGTATGTCCTGTGTAAGCTTGAACCCTACCTCTAAGCTTACATATAAATTGCTGCCCAGCAGATATACTATTAGCAGGAATTGTATACGTAAACACAGTGGTTTCAGTTGTAGTGTTAGTAACATTTCCAGGGGAGGTATCTACAAAACAAGTTTGAAGATGTCCTAAAACAACCTTATTAGAAAGTGTCTGAGTTTTAGTATCTAGTACAACTTTATACCTAGTACCCCCTATCGTAAAATACAGATCCTTACTATCTGCTTCTATATCACCATTACCAGGCGAGGAATTAAGAGTTCCTGCAGGAAGAGTCAAAGGACTATTAGTACTAGAACTTTTCCTCAACACTAACTGCTGACTTGTATATCTGCCTCCTATAGCTATCCACGAACCTGAAGTACTGTTAAGTACTACCCAAGGAATATCCTCAGCTAAGGTTGAAACATCCCAAGTATATAAAGTGACATGGTTTCTAAAAGCACCTGACTGGTATGCTACTAGTAAACATCCTTCAGTACCAGACAAACTAGCTAACTCTGTAGGGTTGGTGATATCTTCGACAGATACCCCCCGAATTACTCCACTTAAATCAGCTAATCTCAACACATGCTGATTAAGTGTAGGGGCAGTAGATATGTGTAATTGTCTTGCCCTAACAGCAGCATGGGCCACACCATCAGGATATGTATCTGAATCATTATACGTTAAAGGACCTACAGAACCTATATAAAATTCACGCTCAGCCATTAAGTAACTTCCTCATCAGATATCTTCAATCTACTAGCTATAGCCTTCAACATACCATAGTTTTTGACTGAGAATTCTCTTAGCCCCTGAAGCACCTCATCATGTATGTCAATTCTTTTATGTAAATGTGTAACTTTGTATGACATTTCATTTACAAACATATCCCTACACTTTTCACATGCATCTTTCTGGCGCTCACAATCTTGTGTACTCACAAAATTATTACGTACAACTAATATGTTTATAAGAAAACCCACTATAAACGAAGCAAAAGAAATAACAATAGAAACACTTACAGGAATAACACTTACAATATTATCTATTTCTTTTACTACTTGTGCAGGCATAGAAGAGTTCCTATAATTATTTAAGTTTGCCTAGGACACTTTTTGACCTAGGCTAGATTACTCTCCACCCCTCAAAAGCTGGTTCGTCCATGTCCGCAAAAACATCCAAACCACTAGGTTCGTCATCTGAGTCAGAATAAAAATATCTTTCCCCATGCTCCAACAACTCAACTACATATGCCTCAGCATCTATTGCATCAAATCTTTTGCACCTGGGAAAAGATAAAAGCTGTGCCTCTATAGGACCACACACAGAAGGATTATGGTAAATACTGCCTTTACGATAAAAAGGCGCAAGAGCAGCTATTCTAAACTCTTTTTTATTGCGAGCCGAAAGCTCAACAAGTTCTATATTGACATTACGGGCACTAAGTTCGTTCTTTATCGGGTATGTGATAAACTCATTAAGACTAGTTACTTCGATAGCAAGAACCCTTGCTCGAAGTCTTATACACATATTGATAGCTTCGGCATATAGCTCATCAGGATGTAGTTTCTTTGCAACAAGATCCCTTATAAAAATCCTACCATCTGATCTATTAATTCCTATTCCTACTATTGCACTCTCAGCACTATGAAGTTTTACTGTTTTTGCTGGATCTACTATTACTACATTCTCAACTAGCTTATTTTGATCCAGTTTTTCTTCGTGTTCTTCATAATACTTAAAGTATGTCTGCTTAAAAACAGCATCTTCTGTCGAAATAGGGATATTCATAAACTCCCGATAAAACAAATCCAATAATCCAGCTTCCCTATGCCTCTCTACCTCCCTTTTTATCTCTTCTGTTGTCATGTATTCGGGAGCATATGAATTGTAGTTCTCATCACATATACTTAAAACACATGATTCCCAATCCGAAGACTGAACAAGATCCATTAAAAGAGAATCTTCGTGTTTCATAGTATCAATGTAGATTATTTTCCAGTTATCCAAATAAAAATCCACACTTTTCATAACATCCGAAAAAAACCAGGTCTTTAGTTTTTGCCTGTTTACTTCGTTCAGTACTTCTTCAGAACTTTCAAGGTCATCTACTATAATTAGTTGAGGTCTATAGCCTCTCCAGTTAAGTCCTCGTATCTGCTGTCCAGCACCACGAGGAAGAACATAAGTTGATCCAAAGGCAGTCCAAGCTTTCTTAGAGAAACTCTCCTCAGCCTTCTTAGGCCCCTCTGTATCAGTAATAGTAATATCCCCGAAAAGTTCTTTCACATAAACATTAGATAAAAGCTCGTGCTTCAAATTCTCAGTTTGCATTTCTGCTACTGTAGCAGAGTTAGATACATAAGAAATAAAGTTAATATCTCTCCACAGTATCCCTTTTGCTGCAACAGTCCTAGCTATAGTTGTTTTACCTATACCTCTAGGAGCAGCAATAGCAATCTTACGAGCACCGCTATCTAAAAGATCAAAAATCTGGGTATGAAGAGGACTAAAGGAAGAGCTAAAAAGATTAGGGAAAATAGTAGTAGCAAAAACTCGAGTGCTTAAATACATAGAGGAGAGGATATCTTGGATAATGTCATCTTGTTTTAGGAGCATTACTTAGGTCCTTTTTAAATTCCATTAGATTCGTTAGGCTCATTTTCAGACATATTTTTCTTCTTTCTTCCGCCTCTTCTGCCGTAAAAACAAGCAGAATAACAAGTAAGAATTTTCATAATGTCTTCCGCTAATTCTTCTTCATATTTCTTTTCTTTTGTCTCAACCACTTCAACAGTTATTTCAAGATTCTTGAAAATAGCATCAAGATATTCATAACCAAATCGAGCAAGCCTATCTTTATATTCAATCAATATTCGTTCTACTTTGCCTTCAAAACATAGTTTAATTAGCTTGTGCAGTCCTTTACGCTTTTCATTTATCCCACTTGCAATTTCATCAATCAAAATAAACTTATAGCCTTTGGTTTCTGCGTGTTTTCTTAACCTATCTTTTTGTCTTTCAAGATTCTCTTTCTGTTTGGCAGTAGAACATCGGGCATAAATCACTGTCAACTTTTCTTGCTTCTCTTTTTCCACTCCCATATAAGCGTCTAAATCATCTTGCCTAAAACGCCTATGGCCGCCAAGGGTCTTAAAAGAGTTTATCCTTTTGTTGTTCGCAAGTGTTTTAAGCGTATTGATTGACACACCTAAATACTCGCTTGCTTCTGTGATTTTATAGATTTTCATTGGCAAACTTCTCTCTTAATTCTGCAACAGAATAATCGCTTCTGAACTTCCTGAATGATTTTTTATCCATTTCCTCTAATTCTTCCCATAATTCTGGAAATTCATTGTATAGAACGCGCAGTTCGCCAATGCGCGATAAAGGACAACACCAGCAAGACACACGGTGCATCTTTTCATACAAACCACCCCAGTCAAGACCTTTGGAATAACAATACTCTAAAGCTTGTCTTTCTGTTATCTGCCACTCAATAAGAGGGTATTTTATATTTCTTCCTTTGTTGTTGGACGCTCTTTCTTTCTCGTCAAAGGCAATGCCATGAAATTCAATAATGCTATTAGGAATGGCACTGACTCCGCCTCTTTTCCGTGGATTGTACTGCATTGAAGCAAGAGTCTTACGGGAAAATTGCCGCTTCAATGCAGTACACCACCTATTCCGAAAATCGGGGAATCCGTACCCCTTCTCGCCTTTTCTTTTGCCTCTTGTCTTTATATGCTCACCGAACCAGTAATCAAAATCAATTTTCACTACCTCAATTTCTAATGGTTCGACCATAACTTGAACTTTTTTTATGTGTTCATACATCTGTGGAAACTCTTTTGTAGTATCAACACAAATAATTCTGTCAACGGATATTTCTTTTTCCAGCATCATCAACAACATTGCAGTCGAATCCTTCCCACCACTAAAACTTACAATGTTCATAGTCTTTCAGCTCCTTAACCAACTTCTCGTTTGCGTTCACAATCTTCTGCATATCCTCAACAGATATTTCTTTTTCCAAAGGCTCAAAGAAATAAACCTTCTCGTCTTCTGTTTCAAAATACTCTTTCGTTACCTTTATGACTTTCATATTTCACTCCTTAAATATACTACATTTCTGGTTAAAAAGCAAGTGATTTTAACCGATTTCTTTTGATTTTATTGGGTTTTCATAAGCAGTTACAACCTCCTTCTATGTTTCTAAAAACTCGAAACTTGTTTTTAAGTACTTCTCTCCGGTCTGCCTGAGACAAGTACCTAGACTTTATTCCTACTCCAGGAAGAATCTGAAGCTGTACAGGAGCCATAATACCGCACATAGAATGATCATACTCGAGAATAAAAGCATGAAATATCTCATGCAAAACTACCCATGGATCAGTAGTACGAAGTGTTATATATCTGCGCCAAGTATCATCTATCACACCTTCCCAAGTAGGAATAAACACATTCCTAAACAAACCACCAACAACATCAGACACGACAGACCCTATCTGAAAAGATATAATCAGATCAAACTCATCACCAATGTTGTTAGTAGTCTGAAACTCGTTATAGCATTCCACCAAACGAGTCACAGCGCCATCAGGATAGTCCGCATGTCCTCTCATGCACATAGAAGGAAGAATTACGTCATAAAGTAACGTAATGCCCACCTGCTCGTTTAAGCTCGAGGCGGTCTTACCAAGAACTTCAGATATCTGCTGCTCAGTCACATGCCCATCATAAAACACGAGTACTCGTATCTCGCGGGGAGGCTGGTTCGAAACAACAAATGCCTCAGCATAAATGTCGTTTTTGACAGTCGTGCAGCAGCCAAAAACGAGCATCATGAAGACGCCTGCAATGGATGCGATTAATGTTCTTATATTCATTCCAAATCCACTGAATTGATTGCCGTGATTGGATCTTCATCATCTTCCGTCACAGCCATAATTTGCTGCTTTGCAGAGTAATAGCCGTTCACCAGATGATTGCTCAGTGAGTTCGCATTCTCCCCGAGGACTTTCAAAATCGCTTCGGCACCCCCATAAGCCTGTAACATGAAATCAATATACTGGTTATAGAGTGTAATTGTGTCTATATCTGTAACAATACCTATGCGGATCGCCTCACCCAGAACCAAAGCCCGCGTAACATCAGTGATATTGTCTCCGTAATCTCCGATCTGAGCAGCTAATCTTGGTCGCATTTTGGTCTTGAGATATTGAATACGCGCAAGTTTTGCCAGGTCTAACTCCGTCCCGTCTCCGGTCAATAGTTGACCGTAAAGTTCAATTTGTTGCTGTTTTTCGTCAGTGAGCATAACAATCTCCTGTAAATGTTTGGTACATCAGCACTTCAGCGTCCGCTCTCAAACCAAACCCCCAAAAGCACGCGCTGCCGCGCGGCTAAACAAGGTAACAGGCGGCCCGAAACCCCACACCGTGGTCCGAACTCGTCCGAGCGCCGTTCCAATTGACACTCCAAACCCCCGCACTCGTGGAGTGG